CGACTACCGACCGCTGGACAAGCACCCCGAATCGACTCAATCCCTGCTATTAAAGAAATGTTAGATATGGGATTTGAAATAGCAGGTACATTCAAAGACATGACTTTTATGAGAGATATGTCTGATAGAAAAATGTTAAGGGCATTTCAGAAAAAATATGATGATTATGATAATTTAACTACTGAAGAAAAAAAGAATTTTGCTAAAGATTTGGAATCTACTTATTCTTCAGAATATCCTGATGGTAAAAAAGTAACTGTAAGTGGAAAGGTAAAATATAGTCGTTTTGGTAGAGAAGTTGGACGTGAAGACCCTGAAATAGAAAAGGTTCCTTTATTTTTGGCTTATGTTAAATATAGAGAAATGGATTATAAAAAATGGCTAAAAGATGAACCCACTATACATTTAACAGGTTTAAGTTACAAAAAAAGAGGAGAAGGTTCTGCTCAATCTCCTATATTTGTAATAGATAAAAATGATTTAGGTATAGTTCAATTAAGTGCAGATATAAATGAATTATTGAATGAAGAATTGAAAGAAGGTTTTCCAACTTTAGATGGTAAGAAGGCTAATGATTTCTTAGAAGTTATTGAGTATATTATTACTGAATTAAGAAAGACAAAGGGATTATTTAGTATGGAAGAAGCGAATACAGCGCCAAAATTTTTCAAAAACTTTATGCAATCTGTTTCAGAAGCGGGTAATGCTAAAACATATAGTTTTAAATTTACAATTGAGAAAGATAAGTTACCTGAAAAAGAGATGAGAGAGTCTTTAGGTGAAGGTCGAGTAGAAATCAAACAATTAAAAGTACTTACTCCCGCTCGTACATTAATGCCTAAAATTGAATTTAAACTTGAGTTTGATACTATCTTAAATAAGAAAAGTGTTGATGAATTAATTGCAGGTTTTAAAAAGAAATTTGAATTAAAAAGTGCCTTTAGGGGTAAAAGTCTAAAAGACAACCCAGTGATAACAAGATTAGAAAGAGGAGTTATTCTTGAAATAGTTACGGGCGCCCATACTGGTGAACCTGTAAAATTGACTGACCCTAATTTTGGAAATTTATACAAAGACCGAATTGAGTTCTATCGGAAAAAACGTAAGGAAAATAGAAAAATGATAGAAGATAAACGTGAGCAGTTAGAACTTTGGAATAGTCTTGATAGAGAGGGACAAAAAGAGTTGTTAGAGGAGAAACCAAAAGAATTTAAAGGTTTCAAATTAAAAGACCCGACAGGTGACCTTGGAACTAGAGCAACTGCAAAAGTAGCACGGGATTTAATGGCAAGAGCAAGAAAAGGAGATAAAACTACTTGGTTAAAAGATGGTAAAAGAATGTGGGGTACTTGGAGAGAAAATGGAACTGTAAATTTTGCTGGTGTTAAAGAAATAAGAATAGACACTGATAAAATAAAAGTAGAAGAATCTAAAAATAAACCAATTGTAACTTACAAGACTGTAAAAGGAACAGGAAAACCTAATTATAAAATGATAAAGGTTAATGGAGAAGACTTTGAACAAATGTGGGAGTTAGTTAAACAGCCTAAACAATTGTCTGGAGAATTAGAAAAACCATATAAATATACTGTTAAAGATGGGCCTGATAAGGGAAAAACTAAAGAAGAGTATGACTCTAAAAAGGCTAAAAAGGCATGGGAAGAAGATTACCCCGAAGAAATAATAGAGGCAGAATATGAATTATTGCACTTAATGTCTGAACTTAAAGAACTTCAAAAAGAAAAAAGAAAACAACCTGTTAGTGCTTTTTATGAGGAAGAATTAGAAAGCGGTGAAAAAAGAACTACACCATTAAGAGATGACCCTGAAGGTAAACCTAAAGTAAGAAATATTCTTTTGGGTAGAAAAAATATAGGTAAATTTACTAGGGAATTTTCTAAGACCTTTAATAAAATATTAGACCCACCAAAAGATTTTGATATTACTAGAGAAGAGTGGAAAAAGATAGTTGATAATGCTTTTACAGAAAGAGAGAGAAAAACTCTTTTAACAACTGGAGATAAAAAGGTTGCACCTAACCAGTGGGAAACTATGGTTCAGAAAGAAATTGATAAAAGAAAACCACTAATAGATAAAATGTTTAAAGATTGGGAAAGTAAAAAGCCAAAAATTAAACCTAGAAAAGCAGTTAAACTCCATTATCAAAGAAAGGTTGGAGGCCGACTTGTTGGGGATAAGCAAATTTCAGAAGGTGTTGGTGGAGTAATGAGTAGAACACGCCCTAAACGTAAAGAAGTTAAGAAAATGTCGAAAACTACAAATCAAAGAGCAACATGGCGTGATATATTGAAGGTGAACTAAATGACTTGGGAAGATATACTAAAAGAAGAAAATAAAATTCTTAATGCTTTAGATTCTAAACAGAAAAAAAGATTAAAGAAAACACTTCAAGCGGCAGAACCTTCCGAATATTTTGGTCAAGATTTTACACAGTTGGGGGATTTAATTAGTATGATGGAAGAACTCGATTTGGTTAAAGACGATAATAAGATGAAAAAGAGGATGAAATCTATTAATGAGCAAAATGTTGATATGGTCGCTACTGCGAGCAAACTCCGTAAGCAGTACGAACAACTGTATCGACAAGTAAGAAAAATAGTATATCCAAAGAGTGCTGGTAGTTTAAGGGATGATGAAAAATGACAGAAGAAAATAATGAAATGATAGACTTACTAAAAGAATTAGTAGGCAGAGTAAAACAAATAGAAAGGACAGTTTATAATAATGATAATATTTTAATGAAATCAGGAATGGTTACAAGTAATACTCCAGTTCCAGCAATGGGTAAAAGGTCTGATGTTCCAGATTCAGATACAATTGCTAAGATGAGTTGGGATGATATAAACGATTTAGTAGACAGATTAGGTGGTAATTAAAATGACAACAGAATATACAGAAGAACTAATGAAATTCGTCATTGGCGAAGAAATGAAATTGAAAAGAACTAAAGGTGAAAAAGCAAAACCTAAAGATTTAGGAGTTGGGCATCTTTCTGAAGAAGCAAAGGGACAAGATGTAAAGGCTGGAGAAAGAGTTTACGCTGGCGCTAATAAAAAGAAGTAGGTGATTACGTGTGCCTCTCTTACTTCAAAAAGATAAAGATGTTTTGACGGTAAGAATAATTCAATTTTTTGAAAAAATGAGAATGTCATACTTATCCGCTTTATCGGATAAGAAAACTTATGGTAAAAAATGGGTAAGTGAAATTAAAACTTTAAGGAAACAATGGGATGACATAGATGATTTCTCTAAAGAAATAAAACGAACTATTAACGAAAAAGATTTATTTTCTAATGAGGCTGAAGACCCTGAAAGTAATGATGCTAGAAAAATATACGAACAAATAAAAGAATTGAGATATTCTTCTGAAATGGTGAAAGACCCATTTGTTAAAAAGTATAAAGATGAGTTACTAGATAAATTAATGGAAGATGAAAGTTTATTTGCTAAGTTTATTCATTGGGCTATCAGAATACACGATAAAGAGTTAAGTGAAGATGCTTGGAAAGAGCATGATATTGAACCCGATACTATTAGTGCGGGGGTAAAAGGACTAAACTTAGAAGAAAAAGATGTAGTAGATTTTATTGTAGAGCATTATGGTGATGGTAAAGATACTAAAAGAATAGAAGGAAAATATAAAGGTGCTAAAAAGTTATTAGAAAAAATATATATTTCTCACCATAGTTCAAAGAATTGGGATAACTTAGTTAGTTTGCAAAAAGCAGAAAAGGCTGATTCTCATTTCTTAGTTCCTAACAAACCAATGTATCGTATTTTTGAAATAGATGATTTAAAGGAACTTTTAGGGTTTACTGGTGAGTGGGTTGTTCAAGAAAAGTATGATGGTATGAGAATACAAATTCATAAAATAGACGAACAGGTTAAAATTTATTCCTTTGAAGGTGACGATATAACTAGTAAATGTCCTGAACAGGTTAAAATAATGAAAGCAAAACATTTCGGTGATTGTATTTTAGATGGCGAATTATTATTGTTTAATAAGGAAAACCATTTACCTAGAGCAAAAGTAATTGAATACATTAAAGGCGATAAAAAAGAAGAGTTGATTTTAAGAGCGCATGTATTTGATATTATGAGGCATGAAAATAAAGAATTACATGAGGCAGAATTAGAAGAAAGAATGACTATTTTGTTTAATAATTATTCAACGCATTCAGATGAACTCTTAGCGTTTCCTTCTAAAAAAGATACTAGATATGCTGATTCTATTAAAGAAGTAAAAGAGTATGCTGAAGAAATTATGAAGATACCAACAGCAGAGGGAGTTGTTATTAAGGATAAAACATCTACTTACTTTATAGGAACTAAGAAAAATCCAAAGTGGGTTAAATGGAAAAAGTTTGTAGATTTAGATTTAATAGTATTAAATAAAACTGCTAAGTCAAATAAATCTGTTTATGAGTTAGGTGCTGGTCCTTTAACCGATAAAGGTGATTTTAAAAATACAAAAACTGTAGATGATAGAGAATATATTAATGTTGGTAAAACTAAACCAACTGATACTAACGTTGATATTGGAGATATAGTAAGAGTAAAAATTAGTGAAGTTAAAAAGGATAGTAATGGGTATAAAATAATATCTGCTGAAGTAATAGAAATACCTGAAGTTAAACTTCCTGATAAAATAATCACTTTAGAGTTCTTATCAAATGATACTGATAAATCTCTTAATTATACTATAGAGGCTTTAGAAAAGGGTTATTCTATTACTGATACAATTCATGGGAATGCTACTATACTTAAATCTGAATTAGATGGTTTTACTTCTTATACTTTTGAAGAAAACAATTTAATGGCTAAAAATGCGGCATTAGATATTGATATTTGGAAAGAGCAAATACAAGATATGTTAAAGACTCAAAAGGCTAAATTTAGAGTTGCGATTAAAAACTTTTTAATGCAACATAAAGATGGTCTTCCTTTTTCTAAAATAGAAGAATACGTTAAACGGGAGCATCTAAAGGAATTCAATAATATTTTTAATGCTAAATCTAAAGACCTTCAAAATTGGATGAGAAACTTAGAAGATATAACTTATGATAAAGAAGAGAATAAGTTTTTTCCAGAATATGATATGATAGAAAAATATGAAACACCTAAACAATATAGAGAAGGTGAATTTAAAGTATATCGTAAAGAGGATGATAACTTATCTATAATGTTTAAATTAGATGAAGAACTTATTGGTTGGGAAATAGATATAGAAAAAGAAGATGATATTTTTGCTTTGTTTGGTAAATCTGGAAAGTTCCCCGCTAAAGTTGAAAATAAATTTAGAAAGGGAAAATTAATTGATTCGGGTAAAGTTAAGTTAGGAGTTCAAAGAGATGGTTATCACGAATATATGTTAGAGGGAAATAAATTTGAAACTAAATTTCATGTAAGAGTTATTCCTGTTAAGGGTGAAAGTAAATGGCTTGCTTGGACTGGTGTTGAAACTAAACCTGTTGACCCTAAAACAGATGATGGTAAATGGGATATAAGACAAGATAAGTATTCTGAATTAGGAAACAATTAATATAGTTCCTTCTAAGAAGTAATAAACATGAGTGCAACTGCCGTATTTAAATCAGTTAATCCTATTAGGAATGATTCTTTTAGTATTTTAAAATCTGATAACTTAGTTATAGGTGGATATGCTTCTATCGAAATGGTTGATAAGCAAAATGATTTAATCACTTTAGAAGCATTAGGAGAAGCCGTAGGTAAATATATGAAAATTACAAAATTTAGAAACGTAATGACAAATCATTCTAATGTGCAGGTTGGAGAAGTTATTCCTAGTTATAGAGATAAAACGGGAAAACTTTGGAAGACACAAGTGGATGATGTAGGTTTTTTTGTAGTTATTAAAATGAGAGAAGATATTGAAAAGGCTAAAGAAGTTGGCCGTGAAATAAGAAATGGGAGTTTACGTTCTTTTAGTATAGGTGGTCAAGCATTAGAAAAGAGAAAAAAGAAACATGAAGAATATGGTGACTATAATGAAATTTCTAAATTAGAACTTCATGAAGTAACTATTTGTGAAAAAGGAATAAACCCTGAAGCAAAGTTTGATATTCTTAAAATGGATAAAGAAAATAAAATTAATGATTTAGAGAAAGCCATAGGTGAACTCAATAAAACTTTAGAAAGGATAAACGGAGATGACTCAGAAGATGAAATTTCATCTCAAAATTCAGAAATAACGGAAAAGCATATAAAGAAGATGATTAAAAATGTCGCTTTATCAGAAGGAGGAACAGAGATGTCAAACCTAGAAAAAGAAGATGAAATGGAAGAAAACATGCAATACAACATGGATGAAAAGGCCATGTATGAAAAAGAAGACATGGAAGATAAAAACATGTACGGTAAAGAAGATATGGAAGAAAAGGCTATGGAAGAAGAAAAGGCTGATGATGACATGGAAGCAAAATCAAAACCTGATTTGGCTACAGGACAAGTAGAAGCGGGTAATGCTGGAGAATATGTAGATGACGCACATCCACAATTAGACGGCAAATACATGGCTAAGTTCGATGACCAATCTACATTAGATTTATCTCCCGAAAACTTAGAAAAGGCTTATGCAGAATTTAAAGCAGAACAACTTGAGAAGGCGGCTTACGCATCAGTAAAGAATAACTTCCAAGCAAGATTCGATGCTGAAATGTTAGCAAAGGCAGAAGAAATTGAAAAGGCTAATTATGATGCTAAGACAGAAGTAGCAGAATTAAAAGAACAATTTAGTTCCCTTTTAAAATCATTAAAAGAAGAAAAAGAAACTGTAATTAGGAAACAAGAAGAAGTAGTTGCAGAACTTAATATTCCATCAGGCGATGAAATCGCTAAAATGGACTGGAGCGATATTAATGCTTTAGTAGAAAGGCTGGAGGGCCAAATTTAA